ATTTGAGAGGAAATCTGCGAACGCATACAATTTCGCTTCCTCAAGTTGTGATCTCGAAGCACGTTGAATATGCTTCTTGTGAGATTCAATACGTCGAGCGGTGAGAATACCGTTTTCCCACACCCACTCTTTGCCTTCCATAATACCCTCGACAAATGCACTGGGGGCAGAAGGATCAGCGACAATATCAACGGCTGCGAGACTGAAATCATCTTGCACTTCGTTGATACCATCTTTTTGCTTTAATGAACCCATGCCTCTTGATGATACGCCGATCTTAACACCCTCACCGATCAGACTCTTTACGATCTTACCATAGGGGGTGTCAAGAATCTTTGCCTTTCCGTATACATCGTTGCCATCGATTCTTAGTTCTTTAATCAAGTGTGAAACCCGCTCAAGGTTCAATTGGGGACCATCGGGATGACCGAGTTCTCCCATTGCTCGACTTGATTTCACATACTCTTTGTTGTACCTCTTGACCTCATCCATCAGGATCTTGGATGGATAGACCCGACCATTGCGGTTCTTTTGTTCTGCCTGCATGAAGATACCATCAATATGATAAACCTTTTCACCATTAACTTCTTCGGTGATCAGTTTCACATCTTCAGTATGTTCTGTGATCAGTAACATTATTTTTTATCCTTCTTGTCAGCCTTTTCGCGTGCGACCTTTTCCTCATCGTCCGCATCGGGGTCATCTTTTCCGGTTGCCTTCTCAACGTCTGACTTGTAGTTTTTGTCAACGTAGTCGAAGAATTCTTTCTTCTTATCTTCATCCTTAAGTTCTGATGGGGATGAAATACCAAACTTCTTCATTGCCTTTGCGAAGAACTTTTCATATTCAGTATCGGTCTTTTCTTCACCGAGGTTTGCTCCGAAGAGTTTGGCAACCTCTTCTTTGCGTCCGGTAAGGGCATTCGAAACCTTACCCTTCAAGAGATCGGTAAGTGCCTCCTCTGCGGCGTTGTACTGTTTATTTACGATTGCGTCAATAACTGTGTTGGCACTCATACTAGATCCCTTTTGAGTCTTTCTTGGAAGAAGCCAAGCATTCGAGTCGCATCTTCGTGCGATTTTTTCAAATTACTTTCAAAGGCTTCCTTATGCTTATTATTTAGATGATCATACATTTCAAGGATTGAAGATGCAGTATCAAAGTCTAATTTAGTTTCTGTGCCATCGTCGTGTTTGATGATGCCACCCTGTAAACCAAATGATCTGATCATGTCCACGACTGATTCGCTAACCATGCCAAGATCAATTAGTCTTTTGATTTCTCTCTCTGCCTGTCCCTGTGTCAGGAACAGTTCTTTTCGCTCTCCATCGACATAGGCAGATACTGGAGCGGAAGCACCCATCCCGACTTTCTTGAGAATTACTTTCTTGCCCTTATATTCAAAGGATGTAAGGTAAAACTCTTTCTGATACTCGGGGTCGAGGGTTGGGTCTGCCTTGTCGCCCTGCTCTTCTGCTTTTTTAGCATCCGCCTTTGCCTTTTCAAGTTCGACTGCTTTTAGGGCATCGCTCTTCTCAGGCTTTTCTTCAGGTTTTTCGAGAGCAGGCTTTTTGGCTTCTTCATCAAGTCTAGACAACGCTCTGGATGCAAGGACTGACATCGTATATGAAACAGACACCTCTTTCGGGGCATTGAGAATCAAGTTAAGATGTTCAGTGTGTTCTTGCATTAGAATCCGCCGTCTCCGTTTTTCTCAGGAAGAAGTCCTAGTTCTCTTTCTTTATCTATGTCTTCGTCTTGTTTCTTGATATCAGCATCAGTCTGCCGCAAGATGTTCTTCCTCGCCCACTCGCGTGAGTAATATTCACCAATGTACTCACTGAGTTCACGCATCACATCAAGGCGTTCTTTGATAATTTCATATTCCTTGCTCTCTGCAAAGAATGAATCAGAAACATACTCAAAGCGAAGATCTTGAAGGATGTTGAAAAACTCTTTGTCGTTGATGATGCCCTTGAGAACCAGTTGCACACGGAGGCTGTTGACAAAGAGAGTATTGAACTTGTTTCGAAGTCTGTTGATGAACTTTTGGAAATTGAGTTCGTCTCGACTGATCTCAGACGCACGACCCATGTTGAAACCGCTATCTGTTTCGAGGCGAGATAGCGGTACATCGAGAGCCTTGTATAGTTTCTTCTCAAAATACTCAACGTCTTCCATCTCACCGAGATTTGCACCACCATCAAGAGTGGTAATTTCGGTCCCTTTACCACCTTCACGACGAGGTAGCCAATAGTCTTCGAGCATTGACATGAACTTCCGGTCATCTTTCATTTCACCGGAGTTGGCATCATATACCAACTTGTTCTTGTATCGATTCATCAATTCACGAACGTATTGTTCGGCTTTGGTCTTGGGAAGGTTACCAACGTCAACATAAAAGATTCTTCGCTCTGGAGCACGCGACAGACGGTAGATAACAGTTGCATCTTCCACAAGTCTCAATTGGTTTAAAGGCTTGATTGCTTTGTGAAGATAAGAAATCGCACGCGAGCGACTTGCATCAAACAACCCAGAAGGGTAGTAGCAAATTGCCTCCGGTGCGATTTCCAACGCGGAGCCTTCGTTGGGCTTGTCTCTATAGATGTACTTTTCTTTTACACCCTTTACAACACTTGCCCCAGTTTTTGGATCTTTGTCTTTGATGACCTCGGCGATCTTTTTGATCTTTGCTGCATCAATTGCACGCATTTCAAGAATACCCTTTTTGGGATTCTTGGGATCAACGATCATGTGATAGTAGCCTTTGCCGTCAATGTACCAGCGACGAAAGATTTCATATCCCTTGTTGTTGAAGTCCAAGAGACGAAGAAGTTGTTTGAATTCTTTCCTGATAGAGTCTTTTACATTATCTGAAAGATTGACATTATCAAGTACGATTTCAACTGGATATCTTTGCTCATCGTAAACAATTGCTTCGTTGCAAATGTCTTCGATAGCCTTTTCGATTTCTGGTTGCATCGACATATCTCGATATTTCGAGACATATTGACTATCGTTTCGTAAGGTTCCGTCTAGGTCAACACCGTAACCATACACTCCACCTGCATCAACGGTGTACGCATCTTCAATATCTGGCAATACGAAAGATGGGACATTTGTTCTTGCTGTCGGAGATGTTGGCGATGTGTTTGCATTGTTCCCTTTGTTCGAACGACCAAAGGAAAACCCGAATAAATCAACTGGCATGGTATTCCCCTAAGTTTACTCCCGCGTGGGTGCGGATCCAATAGGAATACCGTTAACACCGCTAGTGAGGAAGTATGAGTAATTTAGTGTTACTTGGAAATCAGACAAACCATCTGCATCTGCTGAAAGATCCATCGCACTAACTGATGTTGGGAAACAGTACAACAACTCATATGATTTGATTGGGTTGCCGTTTCTGTTCAACTGATCAATTGACCATGTTGGGAAGTCAACTGCGTTGGTTAGTGTAATGGGTCTTTGTGCGATGTTAGACTCTGCTCCGTTAAGGTCTTCAATCCATCTTTCAAACCTTGATCGAAGGAACATTCCTTCATCATTCAGGACTGTTAGTGTCCACGGTTCGAAGGTTCTGGATCCGGGCAGTTTGATCTGACGACCACGGTAGTTAACAGCAATTTCTCCAAGCGTTGATGCGGGAAGTTGTGCTGCGGTTACCAAGAAACTAAGGACATCGGGACTGGTAGTTGAACCAATGTTACCTTTTACTCTGAAGAGAGAAGGTCTTACCCCACCCCCGATTGCGTTTTTGAACTTGTCAATGTTCATTTATTTTGCTCCTTAGTTATGTATGCGTTACGCACCAATTTCTTGGAAGTTCACTCCACTACCTGTTGCAATGAAGTTAAGAGTGATGAAGTTGATCGAACGAGACGGCTTGATGAAGATGCTTGCCACAAACTCATTACGATCAACAACCGATGATGGGTTGTTGCTGTCATCACAGATCACCTTAAAGTCAACAATTCCTCTTCTTGCCTGAACGTCTCTCAAGAACGGATCAATGATGCTCTTGAACTGTGCTCTAATGAATGCATCGTTGATTTCGAAGAGTTGGAACTTGGCAGCAGTAGAGATTGCCTTCTCAAGAATAATGAACAATCGACGAACATTGATTCT